ATCTTTAATTCCTAGTGCGGTTACTGAACCCATTATGCTCTTACCTGTACCTTTCCATCACGATAAAAAACTTTTGTGTAGCATTTGCCAGTTGGCGTATAAAGATTAACTGTAGAATATTCATTAGCCAATCCCCAATCGGTAAAACGGAAAAAACTTTCCCATGCACCGAATTCATTTTCATAGCGTTGTGACCAATGAGGTGATTCCTCATAGTCATATTGACAAGTTACTAGGTATTCATATTCCATTAGTTATAGGTTCCTTTACATTCTGAGCAGAGATAGTTAATTTTGCAGTAGCAACCTATGGCAGTAGGCATATCAGTTTCATAGTAGTCGTCATAGTAGTCCATTAGTTAGCCTCTTTCGTTAAGAATAATTGGTCAATATAAGCATATTCTATCATCGCCTCAACCTCTCGGTCAAGATAGCAACGAAAACAATATAATTCAGTTACATCTACTGAATTTTCATTACATTGTAAGCATACATCGGTCATGGGAGCCTTCTTTCTTTAATTAACTTGATATAAATATCTTATCAGGTTGGGGTGACATTTGCAATTCCGTAATCGGGCAATTTGGACAAGGTTCCCGTGATTAATATCACATCGTACGTAACCTGTGGATAACCTGTGGACGACACGCCCGACTGCGGGTCGAAAATTTTGAGCAGTTTTAGATCTTGCTCAGGATTTTTATTTATTTCTTTAGTCGTTCACTTCTCAATGCAATTTGCAATCTGCGAATTTCTTTTTGCTGTGCAATATTTTGTTTCCAAAACACACCCATTACAAAAAGAGAACTAAAAAGTGCAATTGTTATTCCGATTAGTGTTCCAGTGTCTAGAATCATTTTATACTCCCTTCTCACATGCTTCAATAAACTTATCACGTTTGAAGTTTGGATTGTCTTCTTCAAACATAATTGCGAAATCATTTACCAAATCTTCCCACCAAAAGTTATCTATCATGGCTTGATGATAACCTGCAAGAATATCGGCGACCTTTACATAGTCTTTTCGTGTCATCATTTTATTCTGCCACCTTTAGAATTGCATATGAACCGCCTGCGTTAATTTCGTCAATAGCAGGCTGAATCATTGGCGCAAGTAATTCCTTTAGCATTCCTTCAAGTAATTCTTTACGCATATTTTCTTCAAGTGCAACAAGTTGCATTCCGACTGGGTGAGTTTCGTCTACTTCGGTTATGAATTTTAGAGAGTGTTCAATTTTTACCATTAGAGAGAGGCCTTTCCTCGTAGTGTGCCAGTAATTCCAAGAGTGTCGCAAGCGACTTTTACGGATACGCCAACGGGTAATTGTGTTGGGTAAGTGTTGATGAATTGTGCAACCGCACCCTTAGAAGGCAGGCTGATTGTTTTTACTGAACCATTAAAGGTTTCTAGTTTTACATTGTACATATTAGTTTTCCTTTCTTACTGCAACTGTACGGAAAGTCTTGCGACCCCAAGTATTGCTACCGCTATATGGTGCAATTTCTACAAGATAAGTTTCGCAACCATCATACCAAATTGGCTGAGGGTGCAATTCTGCACTTATGATTTCTCCACGCATTGTTTTGGAGATATATTCTTTTCCCACTAGTAGGGATTGGACTGAGTATACATTGGCTGGCATATTGCCACCTTCTTTCTTTTTCTTTATATTCTAAGTGTACCAAATTAGTCTGACATTATCAAATCCAAATTCGGACATTTAGGACATATTCTTTGTGATTTTCATCACACGGACTTATTTACTTATTTAATTGTATAGATAGAATCTTAACACATAAAAGCCAAAAAGTCAACACGACACGCCGTAAACTAGGGGGTGATTTATATCACACGTAAACCCAAACTTGAGGGTGCGACACGCCCGAACGTGTCGAAAAATTTTAGGGTAGAATTTCTTCTACATCTAAAACTTCAAACGCATTAAATTTTTCTAATTCATTATCAGAAAGTTTTTGCATTATTCTATTTAGTGACCAGATTGCATCAAGATCTGTATCAGCATCAGTAACGAAACTAATTAGTACATTTTTTTTAGTCAAGGTAAATTCCTCCTTTCACATCTTTATGATTTACACACACATTACCTTTTGGAATTGGTGTATGGCACTTGAAGCAGAGCATCTGCATTGGTGCGTTAAATGTTATTGCTAATTCAAGGTCTAGCAATTCTGCGGTAGTGGCAGATTCAATATCTACCCAACCAGCACCTTGTTCATTAAGGCGAAAGATTTCAATACTCATTAGGCATACACTCCTTTCGCAATTAGTGAATCTAACTTAGCAGATAATTCATCTGCCTCATCAGCAACCCACTCACTTATTGAGTAGGTTGTCATGAATTCTGCAAGAGTCATCAAACCCTTGTATTCATTACATGGTACGCAATAACTTTCGTTAGCGTATTGTGAGCAGAAAGCGCATACGATTTTGTTAGCGTATTCTACTGGTAGAGTGTTTATTGTATAGTGAGTCATTTTGACTCCTTTCTTGTTGATAACCTTTATCAACCTTTCTAATACTAGTATTCTAGCAGAGGGGTCTGACATTTTGAGGGGTATAAAAAGGAAAAATTGGACATTTGGGATTGTGATAAATCTCACATTTATCGAAAAAATCTAGTTGAAAGTTAAATCATTTTTTATGATCACTCTTTTAGGTGCAACCAAATTGAATAAATAAATAAGCCTAAGAAAAAAAAGAATGCAGCGTTTCCGTTTAAATAAAATTCTTTCATTTTTCTAGCATCTCAATCAGTTCATCTGAAAATGCAATTGCAGTTTCATTTTGTTGTTCAGGCGTGAGCGTTGCCCACAAATAACCAAGCAAATAAGATTTTCCGCTATCTTCATTTCCATTACGAATTGCGATAGCCATTCTTTTTACTTCTTGAAGTAATTGCATATCAGTTACCATTTATTAACCCCAGCATTCTTGGCATGTAGCCGTTAGATATTGAGAATCTTCAAGAGCAACCTCAACGGCTGGCTCTTCGCAGATTTGACAAGATAAAGTTATCATTTGGTTATCCATTGTTTTCACCATTTTCTTTTTGAGAGTGGATAAGTTCATTTTGTTTTTCAGCATTAGCAAGAATTGCCATAGCGTCAATGCGTGAGAATACACGCTTATCATTTACGAATTTTTTATATTCATCAAGGTTCATTATTTAGATACCTTCCAATCAGTCCACATTGGTAGACGCTCAGGGTCGGTATCGTTATACCAACGCTCAATATTTTGTTCACATTCCATGCAGAATGTAAATTGGTCATCTCCAACTTCGGAGATAGCAGGAACGAATGGAATATGTGTTTTACACATTGTATTTAGTGAAGTCATTTGGACTTCCTTTCTTTAAGGGGCTTACTTCTTTTTCAACCTTCTATACATAGAAGTATAGCAGGGGGGTCTGACATCTACTAGCCAGTAATCATACCAAAACGGACATTTTGAAATGTGATGTAGGTCATGTGGATAACTTGAGCGTGAAATGGGGGTGTGATCTACGTCATGTGGATAACTTTTTTTCGACATTTTTTTCGACCTCATGTGGTGCAAATCACACTGAAAATGTCCGATTTGTCCGTGTCTAAACTTGACTTTTTGGGAAATGTATGCTAGTATTACTATATACAAAAATTAAATAGAGAAAAAGAAAAGAAGCAGGTCAATGAGCCTAGCAAATAAACCGAACAAATGTTCGGGTGAGCCTAGCAAATAAGTGACCTAAATCACACACACTATACGGCGTGTCACCTTGACTTTTCAGGGTATCTATGCTAGTATTATTACTATAAAATTAAATATGGGTAGAAAAAGTATATAGGCAAAAATCCCAGCCAGTAGAATTAGAAAAAAAGAAAGGTGGTCTCAAATGACTACATTAAATAACTACTACAATGAAATCCGTAGCGATATCGCTAAAGAATATGGATTAGAGGCAGGTGGCTTCGCCCCTCGCCCTACTATGATACCTATTCGTGTTGCTCAACGCATTAACGATAAGTATCCACCTACCTACGAGGGTAGAAAGGTTATCCTCAACCCTATGGCTAAGCGTATTGCTAAGCGATACATGTCCATAGTTATGGGGGTTAAATAAATGATAAAAGATATCATGGTTATCCCTTGCGATGAGTGCAAGGGTGCAGGATTTATCTACTTCGGCGATGGTGATACCTACGATGTAGAGTCTTGCGATTGTGTAGATAAAGACGAATTAACTTTAGATTGGAATGAATAAATGAAAGTAACAATAACAACAATGTCTGGAAATACTAGAGATATAAATCTCATGACTAAGCAAGAGGTCTATGACTTCATGCACCTATTCAAGACTACGCTAAATAAAAATCAGCGAGTAAAGATTACTTGCGATCTAATTGGCGTGGATGGATATTTACAAGGCACACACTAGCGTGTGTTATTTTGCTGGTAGTACTATCTAGAATATTGCTGGTAGTACTGCCTAACAAAATGTAGGCACTAGTGATCCCTTGTGTGCTCACTATTTTTTTTCAATTTATTTTTCTCAAACACGTATCGTACATCTGATAAAAATATTCAGATTTTGGTAAAATGAAAATTTTTTCAGATTTTCGGGGAATAGGGTATAATGTATCTATGGGAATATTAGATAACTTTGAAAATGCCTGGGATCCAGAATTACAATTTGAGTCAAACCCTATTCCTAAGACAGACTCTATGGGTAGAGATGCATCTTTGGTAGAAAATGATGGTTTGGCACTAAAAATGTTTGAAGATGCATGCTGCGAAAGTTGTTCTTGTAAAAACTAACAGCATTTGATATACTTAAAATTAGGGGGAAACATGAAAATAATGTTTAGAGCAGAATCCAAGATAGACTTTGAGGTTTGTCCTAGACCTGTACCTACATCACAATATCTCCCTGAATGGTGGAGAAAAGCCACACCCTATGAACCATCTAAGAATGATCCTGAAGGAAAGAAGATGAAGATTAGGGGTCGTGAGACTACTGCCATGATGAAGAAATGTACTCCAATGCTAGATCTTCTGACCGCTGGCTATATTGTTCCGCTATGGTCGGATGTATTGGTGGAGCAGGACGAAAATAATCTAAATATAAGTTGGAGAGTTCAAAAGAACGTATTTGATACACATAATCCATCCGATATAGCGATTCCAGACGGATACAAGCATCAGGCTAAGTATATGAACTATTGGCTTACTAAGTTGCCAAAGGGATACTCTATGCTCGTAATACCACCCATAGGCTATCCTAATAATCCATTTAGGGTTATGCCAGCCATTGTTGATTATGACACTTATCCGATCTCTTTAACTCCCCCCTGCTTTGTAAAAGAAGGTTTTAACGGAGTTGTTGAACGTGGAACTCCAATGATGCAATTAATTCCATTCAAAAGAGATAATTGGGAATCCGAATATAGTTATATGGAACCTGACGAACTTGTTGTTGCTTGGAATCGTGACCTTAAGAACACATTGGTAAATAACTATATAAAGAATTTTTGGCAAAAAAAGAGTTTTAAGTGATTAACCAAGGAAAAGACGTACCAGAAAAAACAATTGTATATTTTCCTCACATTGAGCCAAAACCGATTAGCGACGAAAGAGTAAACTCAATTCTTCAAAAAAATACAAAGAAGAGAGAATGGTTTACTCCACACTTCTATCGGTGTTTGCCATTAACCATAGGAAACCAATACGGATTCTCAGTGGTTTCTGAGTATGACTTTGAGTTTGTATGGGATGGCGGACACAACAAAGAATCCTTGAGTATTTTTATGGGAGAAGAGTTTCAAAAAGAACAACTACATCCTTCTGTTTACTCACATTTTGGACAAGGAATAATTACGGTCAATCTTCCATTTTCTTTGAGAACACCGCCAGGGGTTAACCTCATGACCATTAATCCACCTAACTACGTAATTCCAAATATTACAGTGATGACTGGAGTTGTTGAGTGTGATAATCTACGAAGAGACTTTACATTTAACCTTAAGGTTCAGATTCCTGGAATACGTGTTCAAGTAACCAAAGGTACCCCTATTGCTGCTTTTATTCCTATTCCAAGATATTTTGCAGATCAGTTTGAACTAAAGAATGCAGAAGATGTGTTTGACGAAGAAACCATAAACGAAGAAATAAATGCAACCAATGATGCAAACATACACAGGTCAACGGTTGAATTAGAACTTCCTAATCAGGTTGGAAGATTTTACTTTAAAGGAACAGATGTTTATGGAAACGAATTTCCAGATCACCAAAAGCCTTAACGTATAACCATAGGGTTTTCATCAATAAGATTTTTACTTATTTCTGTTAATACTTTTTCTCGCATTCCAATGTTTTTAAATCTTTCATATTTTTTGGCAAGTGTTGATCTTCCAAAAACCATACGAGATGTTGTTACGCTTTTCATTAACTCAACTAATTCTTTGGACATGTTAAATCTTATTAACTCAATTGGTCTATCTGTAAAAAACTCAATATACATCAATGCATCATTTTCGTTAAATCTAATAATGCCCTTATCTTTCCAGACTTGTAGTTCAAAACTAAAAGGCCTGAACCACTGACCAATATCATATTCTCCAGACATAATAGTTCCGTACTTTAAAAATTCTGAGTTATGAAGATATGGTGGGGTTAATCTTGCTTTTAGAGGCTCTTCTGCAAAAAATATTGTTGTTAGTGGCATAATAAAGTTTGGACCATAATTATAGACAAAAGGTCTTGTTGAAACTATTGGAATTGCAACGTCACCGTTTTTACTAATATGTTTTTTACCATTAGAAAAATCATACTCATACTCAGAGTCAACTGTATTAGAAAAAGTTAGCATCCTCTTGTACATATTGGCAAAAGCAGGACATGCAAATATAGTTTCATCCACATTATCTTTATTCTTTAATTTTAAAAGATTATTAAAAACCGTCTCAGGCTTATTAAACAAAAATGTGTAGTCTTCTGTATCTCTATCAAATACAGGTGCCCAATATACTTTTAATGGTTTTTTCTTCATCTTACTCCTTGTTGCATCTTTCACAAATAATCATACCATGCTTGCATTTTGGTAGTGGACGATAAATATCAAACTGATTTAAATAAAATCTAATTAGATCAGGATGGACTTTTACCATGTCTGCTATCCAGGCAACGCTACGACCCATTGTAACGTACTGATTTGTCAGCCAGTCTTTGTTTTGCCAATCTCTCACTTATACTCTTTTCTTGTCCAAAAGAAATCTCTGTATTGAGCAAAAATATTTGCACCTAGTTTTCTTTTGTGCTTCTCGTAAGACTCTAGATCTTTCTTGTTGTCAATCTCAAGTTTCCACGACTCTCTCTTAAATGGAATAATCTGTGCTATGGGTGTGCCAGCAGGGATAACTCCTTCAAAATCTGGATCCACATAAACAAAAGGAAAGTTAACAATATGCTCTTTATCTGTATCTACTACTCCTTCAAACATCTTTATTGGACTTTTATCTTGATGCATTGGCTGTGTAAATAAACAAGAATATCCTGCAGGAGTAAATACTGCAAAAGGATTTATAAACTTTTTTGCTGCAACACCTTTTTCTGCTTCAGGATAATTAGAAAATTGTTCAAAAACATGAGACTGAATAAATGGAAAATTAATAAGATTACTCCATTGGGTAACCTGTGTTTTTTGATTATCTTGATACTCAAATGAAACAAATATGTCGGCATGCAGCAGTATTGTGTATCCACTTGTTATAGCATCAAAAACTGGGATGCATCTTTTAATGGTCATACCATGAGGATGTTTTTTATCGTTAAGGTATGGGTGAGTTTTTTTATACCATTCTGGTAAAACTGCATTGCTAGGAACTGGATAATATCTCTCATCAATATCATAAAGTTTAACTAATCCAAGCCTATTCATTTCACCAATTCCCAATCGGACAACGAGCATGCAGCAGTTCAGTCTTTAACTTCATAAAACATTTACATTTCTTGCATCTAGACATTTTTGCACTAAAGAACTCACATCCAGAGCAGATTTTTAGGCGGGAATCAATGACAGCATCGCTGGCTCTGGGCGAAGAAGGCTTCAACCAATCACTAAAGGAAACATCATCTGACACTATACAACCAACTTCTCTGGATCGCCTATAACACTTAAATCAACGGTAGTCCATAACTGATGACTCATACTAGATACTATTCTAGCATGCATGCCTGGTATATCCATTACGTATTTATACCCTAGGTCGTTATCCACCTTATTCCAAATACCGCCAGAATAGTCCAATAGAGCGCTATCAAAGACAAATAGGTAGTAAGTCTTGTCTTCACCCAGTTCGGGCGTTGGAGACCAGTCGTGGTCGTTTTTAGCCACACAGATGTAGTAGTCTGCATGGTTATCTTTGATAGATTTCACCATTTCGTCTATGCCACTGTGTTTGCCTAATCTGCTCCCCGAAAATTTAAGGGTAGCATTTTTAATATTATACAAACCAGACTTAATTGAAAAGGTTTCTCCAGTATCTAGGGTAAAGTCTTTAGAGGGAGAGTTTGTTCTTTGAGGCTTCCAGTCATTTGGCATCCCGTTTTCTTTTAGGGTATCAGAGATAAGTTCTTCTAGATATTCCCCAATTGCAGGCAGTCTATATATTGTATGATGAAGCCTTAGTTTTTCCAGAAGGTGGACTTTTAAAATATTTTTTACACTCTCTACCATCTAACCATTGTATCGTAAAAGACTTGATCTGTCAATATAACAAAATGTTACCAATATGTGTACATAGGGCATTTTAAATGCAAGGTTTGTACATAGGTGGTTTGATATCTCTATTTCGGCGGGCTCTAAAAGAAATGCTTTACAAGTGCTGCGGACGCTAAAATTGTCCAACCAACATTAAAGTATATAATCGTTGGAAGAGTTTTTACGGTTGAAGTTAATATGAGAGCCAGGCTTGAAACAAGAGCAAAAACATATAGCCACCAAAATTGAACCCCAAAAAGCAATCCAGGAATAATAATACTTAGTTTTGTACTAAATGCCCAGAACTCAATGGAGTTTGTTTTATTCCAATAGGACTTTTTACCAAGTTGTTTGGTGACTTCTACTATCTCTTTAGGCTTTATCATTTTTCCCCCTTAAAAATCATTGTATCATATTAAATGCTATAATTACAAAATGGCACAACATTCGCTTACTACCTTGAGCAACACATCTGTTACCCGCTTGACTCCAAACGGACTGCATAGCGGACTTGACATTACTCTTCAAAATGTAAACGATACTGGATACATTTATATCGGCGGAACAAGCAATACATCAAGTACTGACTATGGTTTTAGAATTATGCCAAACCATTCAATTTCTTTTGAACTTCCATCTAAAGATGCACTATATGCAATTTCTTCTAACTCAGGAATGAAGATTGCAATAATAAAAACCAGTCTTGAATCTGGTGCGTAATGGCACGGTTTACACATCCAGCATTTGGTGATGCTGGAGGACTTACTACAGAGATTAAATCTTATTCTCCATTATGGTCTGGAACTGGATTAACTTATACAAATACGCCAGCAACTGGATCTTATGTAAAAATTGGAAATTTAGTTATAGTTCAAATTGATGTTTTATTTACTGGTGTTACTAACTTTGGAACTGGTCAATATTCTTTAACAATACCATTTGCTTCAAAATATCACACAGATGTTTATGGTGGTTCAGCACACGACACATTGCCAAACTTAAAACACTACAGCCTTAAGGGTCATTTAATTCCATCAAGTACTGCTATGACTTTATGGCAGCATGCAGGATCTGCAGAAGATGTAGCAATGGATCATGGAATTCCATTTAATCTTACAACGGCAGATAAATTCCACATGTCATTCTCATATATTTGTGAGTAATTAATCTTATATAATGATATAATAAACCTTATGACTCCACAAGACTGGGCAGGACTTACTTTAACTTGTTTAACAATTTTTGGTATTATGGTGGGCGGAGTTAAATTTTTAGTAAAACACTATTTAAGTGAATTGAAGCCGAATTCTGGATCAAGTTTAAAAGACTCCGTTGATAGGTTAGAAAAGAAAACTGACAAACTTCACGATATGATGTTTGAGCATTTGCAAAATCACTCTAAATAATTAGCGATACTTTTTTGATTTCCAATGATTAAGTCTATAATAATCTTTTAATTTTTTATCTCTTTTAATTATTTTTGATGAATACTCTTTAGTCATTGACTCATCTGTTCTTGAATCCCAGTTTTCTCTTTTAAAAGGTATAACTTGTATCAATGGTGTTCCAGATGGGATTATTCCTTGCCAACCCTTTTTAAACATAAAAGGATGTTTTCCAGCATCTCCCCAGCCATCAGTATCAATAACTCCACCTATTGTATAGAATGGAAGATCCATTCTGTTGATTGGGTGTATAAACATTGAACTATACCCTTTTGGTGTCTTTATGCACCATGTTGGTAGCCAACTAAACTCTGAGTCGTCATAACCTTCAATGTTTACAAAGTTATGTTTTCTTGGTTGATTGCTTTGAACTAATTGAGGAGATACGTTTTTATTATTAAGTGCCCACGTAATTTGTGGCTTTCCAACATTGTTTCGGGTTACCTGCATATCGTAAAAAGAAGATATGATGTATCCAGTTGTAAAGGCATCTGTAACTGGCAAACAAGATTTTACAGTTAGGTTGTTTCCAGATCCACCATAGTTTAAAAAATTTTTACCCTCACTATACTTAGGCAAAACTCTGTGCCATTCTGGGATAAAATTAAGTGCTGGTTTTGGTGGGTCTGAATATGTTGCAGCATACTCATCAACTGGATAAAAAAGTATATCGTTTTTGAATATTTTAATTTTATATACCCCCTATAATATATATATAATATATATAATATATCCTACTAGTTAGTTATTTCTTTTCTTTATATATTTTAAGTATACACCATCAATACCCTGGCCTATTAGGATAAAACGGACAATTAGGAATATTGTAATTGTAACAGTTTGATAACAATTTAATATATAACAAAACTTTATAAACTTTAACATTCTCTGGCTATTTTTGATAATATAATGTTATAATCATACTGATTGACCCCTAGGTTGCTCTCTACCCACCCCCACTGCCCCTAGGGGTTAATCCTATTTATTATGGTATAATCAATGATATGTGCTCACCAACAATAGAAAAATTTGGGGCAACCCCAGCAAATATACAGTGGACAGTTGTTCGTGGTGACTCTTCTTCTTTTACCGTTTCGCTTCTTGAAAATGATGAAGTAACAGAGTTTGATACAGAAGGTTGGACATATTCTGCAACTGCCTATGACCCAACATCAGATGTTTTAGACGATCTTCCAGTAACAGTAGATGGAAGCGTTATTACCGTAACAGCACCAGCAGAAACAACGGCAAACTGGGGTACTCAGTATAAAACTGTTGTGTCAGAATTATCTTTTGATTTACAAGCCAAGGTTCCAGATGGAAATTTAACCATTACATGGACCCCAGTGATAGGAACCATTTGTGTTCTTGGAGATGTTACCCCTGTAGGTAGTTTATGATAATTAAAATAAATGATAAAAATAATAAAATTCCTCCAGTTATAAAAATTAATGGAACAATCTTTAAAACAAAAAAATAGGAGATCAGCATGGCAATTTCTAAAAGCATGGATTCTCCAATTAAAAAATCTACCTATGCTTCAAAGGTAGAAGATTCTCAGTATTCAGAAAATACATTATCTTTTTTACCAGTTCCTGGACCCCAAGGACCAGTTGGACCAAAAGGTGATCAGGGTCCACAAGGAATACAAGGTGAACGTGGTGAAAAGGGAGAACAAGGAAAACCAGGTAAAGATGGAAAAAATGGAATTGATGGAAAAAGTGTTCTGTCGCCATCGGAACAACAAATAGGATGGGGATATTATGAAAATATATCACCAATTCAAAAAAGAACAGGTATAGATCAAGGTCAAGATGGTTGGGTTACACTTTATATAAATAATGTTGGAGGAAATACCAACGAAAAATTTTTGCCAAAGGGCAATGTTTCCCTATGGAATTCAACCACAAGAAAGTTTAACTTTAAAACTTTAAATATTGGATCAATTATAACAATTCGTTATAATCTTATATTAACGACATATTCAAACAATACAGAGGTATGGCTAAAAACACTTTTAGCAGAAGACTATAACTCCCCAATTTCTTATGTTGGAAACCTAAAGTATCAGTATGACTATGAGTTCTCTGTTGACCAAAATATATTTATACATGATCAAAAGGTTCAAAATTTTGGTGGTATACCCCAAATAAGAACTGATAATCCTTGCGAAGTAATCCTTGGCTCTGTATACATATCGGTTTCATGATATAATGAAGCAGGAGGAATAATGGCATTTCCAGGTACATATAATTTTAGTTATTATCGTGGTGACACATTTGAGTTTGTGATTAGTCCAAAATCAGCAAACGGCACTACATTTTCTTTGGACTCTTTTACTGGTTCAGGTGCTGAAGCAAACTTTGTCATATCGGATGTACGAGGTTCTGCGGGAGATCAAACAATTGCTCAAGCAGTTGTTGATGATGTTTTGGATACAGTAACTTGCACTATAACTCCAACAGTTGGAAGATCCTTAACTGCTGGTTCATATGTTTATGACGTTGAAATAGTTAGTACCACTGGTACCATTCATACACTTGTTACTGGAACAATAACAGTAACAGACGATATCTCTGGAGCAGTTTAATGCTTTCCATTCCCGTAAATACTGATGATCTTGCAATAATTGCTCCACCAGATATAATTGAGGTTGCAGTTGATATAGGACCAACTGGACAAAGAGGAAGCAAAGTGTTTGTTGGCTCTGGAGAACCAAACGGAATTACTGTAAACGGAACTATATTTGGACAAGATATTTTACTAAATGATTTGTACATAAATGTTTCTCCAGGTACAAATTATTCTTATATGTATCAGTATGTATCAGTGCCAGGATCAAATCAATGGGAAGAAATACTAAGGGTTAATCCAGCACTGCATTCAAGACTTGATACAACAGTTGATTTTTCTTCTGGTACTGCAACTATTACAGTTCCAATATCTTCAATAGCAACAGTTAGCGGATCTCCGTTTACTGCCTCAAGTTTTAATATTCAGCACAATATAAAGCATTCAAACGTAGTTTCATCTTCTATATCAAATGTCCAGGTTTCTGGCTCAAATCTTCAAATAACTATAAAGGCAATGGAGTATAGCGGTTCTTGGCAAACACTGACTGCTACAGATGTTTCTGTTTATCTGTTTATTTCAGTAAACACAACTGTGGTATAATCTCTATGAGGTGAAAATATGGCAGTTGAAACAATTGGCGAGTTAATCCCCACAAAAATACCAGGGTATGCTGATTCTGCTGACATTCAGGCAGCATTAAGAGCATATCATTATGGGTCATATGACTATGATGTTAATGAAACAAATGCATCAAATTTAGTAAGCCCTTCTATGGCATACACAATTAACGACTTGCAAACTCAAATAAATAATATAGATACAATTGGCACTGCTGCCTTAACCTCAAAGGGCGCTTTAATAAGCGCATCTAGTCCTGGGACTGTATCAATTTTGTCAGTTGGAACTAATGGAAAAGTTTTAACTGCTAACTCTGGAACCGCTAGTGGGCTTGAATGGGCAGCACCAGAGGTAACACTAAGTAACTCAATAACTTTCTCCAATAAAACAATAAGTGGACTAAATAATACAATAACAAATATTGGCAATAGTTCATTAGTAAACTCATCTATTACAGTTGATGGGTTTGAGGTTGCACTTGGAGAAAACATAGATTTGCTTCCAAACGTAATTATGCTAATGGGATGTTAAAAAATCTATGATACAATATGTAAATAACGGAAGGATCCACCATGGCAACAACTTATAAAGTTCTAGCGCAGGCAGCACCTAGCGCAACAACAGAAACAACTCTCTACACAGCAGGTGCAGCAGCAGTGGTTTCTACAATTTCAATATGTAATCAGGCTGGAACAGCAGGTACTTATCGTATTGCAGTTCGTCCAGCAGCAGATGCCTCAACTACTCAGAAGCACTGGATTGTTTACGGAGCAACAGTTCCAGCAAATGATTCAATCATGCTTACAGTTGGAATAACCCTTGCTGCTTCAGATTTAATTCGTGTCTATGCTTCTTCAGGAGACATGTCATTTGCAGCATTTGGTTCAGAAATTTCCTAATTAAAGATTGAGGTAATCTATTATGGCAGTAAGAAAAGCAAGTGATTCTAACCTAACAGGTAAAAAGTATAATGATGGTTCTGCTGGCTCAGCAAAAATTGCAGACGTTCCAGAAATTCCATCTATTACTGCTGTATCAAATGTTGGATCAGGACGTGGCTATAACAATGCAGCAGCACAAGTCAGTTTTGCAAGAAATTCAAAAGGTGGAATACCAGCATCATACGTGGTTACATCTGTTCCAGGAGGATTTACAGCAACAGGAGCATCAAGCCCTATAACAGTAACAGGACTTCAGTCAGGAACATCTTACACATTCGTTGTAAAAGCAGTTGGAGGAAGCGGTTCAACCCAAACAGCAAATACCGCTGCATCTTCTTCAGTTACTGCAACTTCTGTTGCTGCACAACCTACTACTGGCACACCTACAAGAACAAATAAAACAACAGTAGTTGTTCCATTTACACCAGCAGATGGTGGTGGAGAAACCGTTACTAGTTATTTAGTTCAAAGTAATCCATCAATTCCATTAACAGTTTCAGGAAGTTCAAGCCCTCTAACAGTTACTGGTAATTTTGCTCAAAACGTATCTTACACATTTAGCGTTTTAGCAGTTAACGCAAACGGAAACTCTACTGGAGGAACATCAAGTGCTCTTACACCAAATACAGTTCCACTTGCAGATGGAGATACATTTAACAGAACAACAACAATTTCACTAGGAAATACAACAACTGCTGATTCAGAATGGCAAGCACTTACAGGTACTTGGTATGCTAATGGATCTAGAGCAGAGACAGTTTCTTCAACTGCAGTTGCAGTAATCACAATGAACAGCAACTGGGGAACAACAAAGGCTGGATCATTAACACCAGGAACAGGACTTGTATACTGGGCAACAGATGCAAATAATTATATGGCAACATATAGTTTTGGAACTGTTGGAACATCAGTGAACTGCGGAGGATATTCATCAAGAGGTTGCTCTGGAAACGGATGTAACCCAGGTGGTTGCTGTACTGGCGTAAGTTATAGTTGTTCAGCAACTTATGTACAGTATTCACCAACTGGTGGATCTGCACCAAGAAACGTTGGTTGTGGATGCGCTAACTGCCAAAATGAAGAGATTTCAAGATGGTCATTCTGCTGCAGTATCGGAGGATTTACTCAATACTATAACGGTTCATGTGGAACAAATGCAACAGTTTCAACTGTTACAAACTACATGAGAACAATTAAGGTTGAGGGTGGTTCAGCAAGCACAATTGAAGACTTCAGCATAGGATCTGGAACTCAAATTGCTCAGTCAGACGCATCAAACAATGCGCCAAAACTATCATCAATGACCGTTGCTACCGCATCTAATGGTTCTGTACAGATTGTCGGTTATCCAAATGATAACTATACTGGTACAGCATACACAACTAGAAACCTTACTCCAACCTTTAATACAAAATCAAATAAGTTTGGTATAATTAAAACTTCTTCTGGAGCGCTAAATCAGGGCAATACAGTTGATGATTTTGAAACAACAGGTTTCTAAAGTAGAGGGGTATAAATGACAGAGAGACGGGCAGTAAAGCCGTGGGATCTTCTTGATCCAACAAAAAAGAAAGTAAGTAAAGAGATTGCGGAAGAAAGAATGGAAATCTGTAAGGGTTGTCCAAGACTTATTCAAGCAACAAAGCAATGCAAAGAATGTGGGTGTATAATGGTCCTTAAGACAAAACTAGCATCAGCATTTTGTCCGATAGGAAAATGGGAAGCCATAGAAACAGAGGAAGTGAAATAATATGACAGAAGATACTGGACCAAAAGAGGGTGTAGTAGGAGACATAAACCCTCCAACAGAAGTTAATACAGCCCCTATTCATGAACAAGCAAGAGCAATTGCCTTTGTTGTTGATGATGAAATTGCAGAGATCATTTTTACCGATGATAGACTGGCTGCAGTGTTTTTAAGCGATCCTACAATAGTTGAGATTACAAGCCTAATGTCTGATCCATTGCTACATCCAGCAACAGGTTGGGGATATGATTCTGATACAAACTCATTTATTGGAAGAGATTCAGAAGACAATGTAGTTTCTTTGCCACTAAACTAATAAATTAATAAAAAAAATACCCCCTAAGCACAAAAGCCTAGGGGGATTTTTTTATTCCCATTAAATTTTAACTAGGAAACTTTTCCATCCACATTCTGGTCTTTGGGGTTATACCCTTCCAAGAAGACCAGTCGTCTCCACCTCTGGACATATAGTATGCAATCTCTGCATTCTTGACTGGATTGAATAGGTCAGCGTTATGGTCCAAATCAAATTTTTCTCTTCTATCTGGGCCAAGACCATCAATCATATTTATCTGAAACATCCCATAGGATGAATCACCAGTCTTATGGTTTCCATTAAATGCTAAAGGACGACCATTAGACTCTTTCTTGGCTATAGCCCAAGCCACAACCAAGTCTCTTCCCTTAAAGCCTACAAGCGACAAAAGTTCTTTTAACTGAACATCTGTTAGATGTGTCATGTTTTCATAACTTTCTAGTTTTTTGGCCTTAGAAACAACTAATGCCGCTTTTTGGGCGGCAGCAGTAACTTCAACGGGCTTAGTTAGTAAATTATTTTTAGAGGTAGCATTTGCATTATTTGCAAAAATAGCAGATGAAACCACCAAAATCATAATCCCCAACCACACTTTTGTTTCTTTCATAGTTTTTACCTCCTAAGAAACGAATGAGACCTTTTTGGTCTCATAATCTAGTATAACACAATCTACTGACAAGTACAACATCAATGTCCGTTTTGTCCCATATGATTATAACAATTTGATAACAAAATATATTATTAGTTATATATGATATAATAAAAGAACTATGGCTACTTATAGAGGGCAAGAAATAAAAAATTCTTACGACGTTGGTTTAAGACCACCAATTGTTAATTGGACTGTTGTTAGAGGCGATACTGCTGCATTTAGAGTTTACACAACAGATGATAACCAAGATCCATTAACAATTGAAGATTGGAATATTCTTTGTGAATTTAGAAGACCAGACGTGGCAGGAGATATTTCTCAAGATTCAGCGGGTACAATTTTTACAATTATTCCAGCACCATCTCCACTAGATGGAGTAGGAGAGTTTACAGTTTCTCTTACTGCTGCACAAACAATTCAACTTCAAACTGGAGATGTATTTGATGTTGAGTTAAGCGATGCAGATAGAGTCTGGACAGTTTGCCAGGGTAAGATGATAATCATTGAGGATGTAACTGACTAATGGCTACTGCTGTAATTATTGATGATTACAGAAAAAGAGTAGCAATTCCAGAACCTGTAAATTATCCAATAACAAGAATAAAGTATTCTGCTCCATTGACTCAGATTGAGTCAGTTCTTCCTTTTAGGGTAAGATTTACAACTATTGGTATTGAGGGTTACTCTTCTTCAAATCCCCCAGGAATTGGAATTCAGGTTATTGGCTTCAGTAACTGGATTATTTAAAAATCTATAATTAATTATGTTATAATACATACATGGCCCAAGTATCAATTGCAAACGTAAAGACCAAGTTTGAGACTGGTGATCGTCCCTCCCAGCAAGACTATGTAGATTTAATTGACACAACTGCGGGACAAGCAACCAATCTTGGTTCTTTTGGTAACAATGAAAACACCATTAGTGATATTACTAATGTGACTGTTTTTGATAATTTTGATGCAACGGTATGGAGAATGGTAAAGTACATTGTCTCCATAGCAAAGACTTCTGCTGGCGATAACAAGTTTTATGCCACAGAGATGACCATTCTAGTTGATGGAGAAGATGTTTCTGTCAGCGAATATGGAACGATAGACAATGATGGGAATATTGGCACCATTAGCGTCTCCAGGGTTAGTAACACGGTTGCCCTCACTGTTACACCAACCCCAGGAATAACCCCTATCACCCTACGTTATGCACGTATTGGGTTGAAGGCTTAACTTAAGGAGATAAAAAATGGCAACAGTCAACAAAGACTTTAAAATCAAAAACGGACTTGTCGTTGAAGGCAATTCAGGTACAATTAATGGCAACACCATTCTTACAGAAGTAGATGGTGATGCTTACATACTTGACCTCATTGGTGGAGAAACACTTATCACATCTGTTGATGCCGATGACTTTACAGTAACTGGTGGAGAACTTACAATTGCAGCAGGTTCAGATATTGCAAGAGATGGTGACATTACATCAGCAATTAATGCTCTTACAACTTCAGATATTGAAGAAGGAACAAACCAGTACTTTACAAACCAACGTGCACTTGATGCAACAGCATCAGCATATGATACAACTGGCACAGCACAGGGTATTGTAGATGCACTTGACACAGACGATATTGAAGAAGGTGCTACAAATCAGTACTACTTAGATTCTCGTGCTCGTGGTGCAGTATCTGCTGGAGATGGATTAAATTACGATGTTAATACTGGTGAATTCACAGCACACCTAGGAAATGGTCTTGAAATTTCTGGTGGAGCAATTAGAATTGATGATTCAATTGTTGTAACAGAGTCAGACCTAACAAGTGCACTAAATGCACACGACGTTACTTCTGGAGTTCACGGAGTTACAGGCAATGTTGTAGGAACAACAGATACACAAACACTTTCTAACAAGACACTTGGTTCAGAACTTGCTGCAGGTGGATTTAAGATTACAAATCTTGGTGCTCCAGAAAATAGCACAGATGCTGCAACTAAGGCATATGTTGATGCAGTTTCTGAAGGACTTCATATTCACGCATCAGCAAGAGTTGCAATACAGGGAAACATCTCAATTGCAAATGGTCTTGAAAATGGAGACACTGCTGGTGGCGTAACACTTGCTACTGGAGACCGTGTTCTTGTAAAGGATCAGACAAATGCTGCAGAAAACGGTATTTACGTAGTTCAGGCTTCAGGTCAAGCACTTCGTGCAACAGACTTTGATACAGCAACAGAAGTAGACAGCGGAGACTTTATCTTCGTAACTTCTGGTACATACGCAAACACAGGTTGGGTACAGACCCTTAAGCCAGCAACAATTGGTACAGATGCACTATCATTTACTCAGTTCTCTGGTGCAGGCACATTTACTGCTGGTAACGGACTTACACTTGATGGTACAGAGTTCTCAATTGATGAAACAATCACAGCAACAAGATCTTATGTTGATACAGAACTAGATGCACACATTGATCTAACAGACGGTGTTCACGGCGTTACTGGTGATGTTGTTGGAACATCTGACTCACAGACTCTTACAAATAAGACTCTTGGTTCTGGAACAGTTCTTAGCGCAAGCATTGATGCTGCAAATACATACACAATCATCAATCTTGAAGAGCCAACAAACAATCAGGATGCAGCAACCAAGGCATATGTTGATGGAGAAATCTCATCACTAAGCACAACAGTTGATAACCTTACAACATCAGATATTGCTGAAGGAACAAACCTTTACTACACAGATGCAAGAGTTGATAGTTATATCAATGCATCTGTTGATACAGACGATGTATCAGAAGGTGCAACAAACCTTTACTACACTGATGCTCGTGCAAAGGCAGAGGCTGCAGCACTTCTAACAAATGCTACAAAGACAAACATTCAGATTACTGCAGATGGAAGCAACAATCTTACCATCACAGCAGAAAATGGCGTAGCAGATTCTGATACTGATGATCTTGTAGAAGGTACAACAAATCTTTACTTCACAAATACTCGTGCAGTAGATGCGCTTGAAGCAGTTGTTCCAAACTTCACAGCAGTTGAGGTTAACTCAGTTGCTAAGCAGATTGCAGCAACAGTTTCTGCCCCAACAGGTGGTTCAGCAGTTACTGCTTACTCATTTGCTAAGGCAGATTATCGTTCAGCAAAGTTCCTTGTTAAGACCGCATACGGCTCACACACAGAACTTACAGAAGTTCTTATTACACTTGACTCATCTGACAACGTTGCAATTGTAGAATACGCAACTGTTGGAACAAATGGTTCATCAATGTCTGTAACTGCAGATGTTGATGGCTCAAATGTAAGACTTCGTGTAACACCAACTAACAATACTTCAACAGTAACTGTTGTTGGTACACTACTAGCATAATTAACGAGGAGTAAGAGATGGCAACAGTAGACAAAGACTTTAAAGTAAAGAATGGACTTGTCGTTGCAAACGGCGGTACATTCGGAGGAACAGTCACTGTTGCCACTCCTACCCTTAATAATCATGCAGCAACTAAACAATATGTAGATGATGCAATTGCTGACTTTAGAGTTCCTGCAGGAAGTTCTTTTCCATCCCCAGCAGAAGAAGGTCAGTTATTTTTTGATGAGATAAGTGAGCATTTATATCTATACATTAATTCTGCATGGAACTCATTGGCATTACTTGATGATACATTAGATCTACCACAGCATATTCACGATACTGCAATTGACGGAACTGGTCTTGTTGTAAGTATTTTTAAAGATGCTGGGTATTACAATGAACCAGGTGATTATGTAGATGCTGGCTACTATAATCAAAATGCTTTTGAGTCAACCTGGGATGGTGGAATTGCAGTTGATAATTTTAATTAATTATCTGGTATAATAACAATAATATACGTTAGGAGTATATAAAATGGCAATAAGAATGCAACAGCGCAGAGGAACTGCACAGCAGTGGACAACTGCAAACCCAATCCTTAATCCAGGTGAAATTGGTTGGGAATCAGATAATAATAAATTTAAAATTGGTGATGGTACTAATCACTGGGCTGACCTTAACTACTTCGTAGACGCAGACACCCTTATTGACGGTGCTCCAGGTCTACTAGACACATTAAATGAACTAGCAGCAGCCATTGGAGATGACCCATCATTCTTCACAACAGTTGCTACAAATCTAACAAACCATCAAAACGATACCACAAATGTTCACGGTATTGCAGACACAGCAGAACTAGCAACAAAGGCTTTTGCAGCATCACTCCTAACTGGTGCATCAAAGTCTAACATCACTATTACAGGTGATAAGAATGGTCTTACTATTACTGCAGAAAATGGAGTTGCGGATTCTACAACAGATGCTCTTACAGAAGGAACTTCTAATAAGTATTTTACAGATGAAAGAGCACAAGATGCTGTAGGAAATGCTGTAGGAACTGGTCTATCATATGATGATGCAACTGGAGCAATTTCTGTAGATATAGTTACAATTGCAACACAAGAATACGTAGATGGTGCAGTTTCAAACGCAGAAGTAGATCAGTCTACTCTTGCTGGATCAGGAATTTCATGGAACGTTGCAACTTCTCAGTTTGATGTTGATACAACAACAATTCAGGCTCGTGTAGCAGACGTTTCAGACACTGAAATTGGATATCTTAATGGTGTTACATCAGGAATTCAGTCTCAGTTAGATGACAAGTTGGCTTCAGCAACAGCATCATCAACATATGCACCACTTGCCTCACCAACATTTACTGGTACAGTAACAACTGATGATCTTATTGTAGATGGTGACTTTACTGTAAATGGTACTAACTTTGCAGCAAGCGCAACATCTATTACAATTGAAGATAACCTTGTTCAGATTGCACACAATAATCCAGCAAATACAGTTGACCTAGGTCTTGTTGTTGGATATAATGACGGTACTGCAAAACATGCTGGTCTTGTAAAAGACACATCTGCAAGCACATGGAAACTATTTAAGGGTGTAACTACAGAACCAGCAACAACAGTTGACTTTACCCAAGGATCTCTTGATGATCTTGCAGTAGCAGGTCTTGCAGCCTCATCAATCACATTAGGTGGTCTTGATGTTGCTACAGAATCATATGTAGATAGTGCAGTTAGCAACGCAGAGGTTGACCAGTCTACTCTTGCTGGCGTTGGAATTTCATGGAATGTTGGAACAAGTCAGTTTGACCTTGATACAGTAGCAACAACACTTGGTGGTACTGGCCTAACAGGGTTTACTGCAGGAGATATGATTTATGCTTCAGCAACAGATACTCTTGCTAAACTTCCAAAGGGTTCTGCAAATCAGGTAATGTACATGAATGATGCAGGAACTGCTCCAGAGTGGAGAACAGCAGCAGCAGGTGCAGCATTTAGCGAATTAATGTTGATTGGTGCATAGTACCTTTAAAAAAGTAAAGCACTAACTCTAAACTAAAGATTTACACGCTCTTATTGAGCGTGTTTTTCTTTTTAATTGTATGATATACTTAACACTACTTTGGAATTTACAAAGTACTCAACTTATTTTTGCTATGAAAGGTAAATAAATGTCAGAAACCGTATTCTCTTTTCGTCTTTCAGATGAATTTGTAAATAAATATAATAACACTCCAGCACCATTTGGATTCTCAGATGCAGGGTCCAACTCGTTAGGAGAGATTACATTTATTCGTACATATTCTCGTGTTAAGGAAGATGGAACTAAAGAACGCTGGCATGAAGTTTGCCGTCGTGTAATTGAGGGTATGTACTCAGTACAGAAGAACCATGCTAAGGATAACCGTCTTCCATGGAACGATAATAAGGCTCAGAAGTCTGCCCAAGAAGCATTTCAAAGAATGTTTGAATTGAAGTGGACACCACCAGGTCGTGGTCTTTGGGCATTTGGTACACCTATGACTATGGAGAAGCGTAACTCTGCTTCCCTGCAAAACTGTGCTATGGTTTCTACTCGTGACATTGATCGTAATGATCCTGGTGCATTATTTGCTTGGGTAATGGATGCATTAATGTTGGGTATTGGTGTAGGATTTGATACCCTTGGACAAGACAAGCAAATGTCTATTTATGCTCCTACAGAGCCAGCATCAATCTATGAAATCCCAGATACTCGTGAAGGATGGGTAGAATCAGTTCGTCTTTTAATCAACTCATTTTTACGCCAGAATCAGCCAATTCAGGAATTCAACTATGACCTTATCCGTCCTCTAGGAGCCCCTATTAAGGGCTTTGGAGGCGTTGCAAGCGGTCCACAACCACTTATTGATCTCCATACACGTATTCGTAATGTAATAGGTTCTAGAGCAGGAGAAGCCCTAGACAGTCGTGCTATTGTAGATATTGTAAACCTTATTGGTACCTGTGTTGTTTCTGGAAATGTTCGTCGTTCTGCAACTCTTGCACTTGGTGTACCAGAAGATGAAGGTTTTATTAATCTTAAGAATCCAGAAGTATTTCCAGAAAGAAATTCATATGATCCAGAAAAGCCAGGTTGGGCATGGATGAGTAATAATTCAATCGCTGCTGAAGTTGGAACTAAGTATGAAGATTATGTAGATTTAATTGCAGACAATGGAGAGCCAGGTTTTATCTGGCTTGATGTTGCTCGTAATTATGGCCGTCTTGCAGATGCTCCTGACTACAAGGACACTCGCATTATGGGATTTAATCCGTGTGCGGAGCAGCCATTGGAATCATACGAACTTTGCACACTTGTAGAAGTGCACCTAAATCGTCATGAATCTAAGGAAGACTTCCTCAAGACATTGAAGTTTGCATACCTCTACGGCAAGACTGTAACTCTTATGCCAACACACTGGCAACAGACAAACGGTATTATGCAGCGTAATCGTCGTATTGGTACATCTCTTACAGGTATTGCTGCCTTTGCTGATGAGCACGGACTTCCAGTTATTCGTGAGTGGATGGACGAAGGATATAATACAATTCGTAAATATGATCATTCATATTCAGAGTGGCTTTGTGTTCGTGAATCAGTTCGTGTAACAACAGTTAAGCCATCAGGATCTGTATCACTTCTTTCTGGTGCTACCCCTGGAGTTCACTGGGGACCTGGAGGAGAATTCTATCTTCGTGCTATTCGTTTTGGTAATCAAGATCCAATGCTTCATTTATTCAAAGCAGCGGGGTATAAAATTGAAGACGATTTAGTATCAGCAAATACTTCAGTAGTATATTTCCCAGTTGCATCAGGACACAAGCGTTCTGAAAAACAAGTTAGCCTATTTGAAAAAATTGGTTTGGCAGCAACTGCTCAGAAGTACTGGTCTGATAATGGTGTTTCTGTAACTCTATCATTTGATAAGGAAGAAGAGAAGAAGTTTGTTGCTCCAGCACTCAATATGTACGAGGGACAACTCAAGGCAGTATCATTCCTTCCAATGGGCAACAAGACTTATCCACAGCAACCTTATACAGAAATTACAAGAGAAGAATACAATGCATACGTAGGTAAGATTGGAAAGATTGACTGGTCTGCTATTTATGATGGTATTGAAAATCTTGAGGCAGCAGGAGAAGCATATTGCTCAACTGATGCATGTGAGATTAAGTTTTACTAGTCTTTAGCCTGCTATAATAAGAGGATAGGAGAACAATGTCTATTCCATCAAATTTATATGCAGAAAAAGTATTTGCGGAACACCCCATAGGTCTTTGGTCATTAGATGATAAGTTAGACTACTTAAGTTTAATTAATGAGTCACAAAGAGAGATTGATGTAGAATGGGATATTTCTGGTGGCATATCGTACTCAGGAACAGCAATAACTGGTGAACCTTTTATAGATAGCCCAACAACAGTTCTTGAGGGTGATGTCCCGTCTGGAGACACAAACGATATTATTGTTGTTAGTCCAAACCTAGTTAATTTTAATTCACTAAATCAAGATTTTGGAAGTTTTTGTGTTGGATCTTATGTATTTTCGGATAGTGCATACATGCAATCAATTTCTATTGGATATGAATATACAGACCCAGATACATTAGCAAATATTTCTAATATGAAAACTTTTGAAACAAATTCAACACAGGCTTGGCTTTTTGTTTCTGAAACATTTGAAACGCCAGATATTGATGCTGAGTTTAGAGTTGTTTTAAAAATAACAACAAACTCTGGTGCGGTAACAACAGAAGCATATAGGTTTTATGTAAATGGAATAACTGCTGGTCAGTGGTCAGAAGAGTTTAATGTAACATCTTTAGGTGTACACTCAACAAGCATTCCGTCAGAAATTGCTATATATGGTGGACAACAAGGAATAGTAGTGGAACCATATGGAATCTCTGATGAAAATGGATATTACATAAATTCTAATGGCTTGCTTGCAAGAAATACAAGTATTCCAATGGTTTATGGTTCAACAAATGTAACAAAGGTTTTACCATCAGATAACGCTTCTATAATTGTGCCTGGCAAAGGATTTTTAAATAAAAAAGGTCAATACCTTGACTATACAGTTGAATTTTGGGCAAGAATAAATTCAAGTGCAACTACGGATAAAAGAATTTTTGGTCCAATAGGCTCATCAGATGGTTTGTATGTAAATAATGGTTTTCTTACTTTTGCAATTGGAAACGTTTTTGGTTCTCATTTTGTTGGAGAATGGTTTAGGCCAATGCTTATTCAGATTAGATTAATTCGTGACTCAGCATCAGTATTAATTAATGGAGAACAAGTTATTTCTTTTATTATAGACACAGACAATCTTTCTTTGCCAAACGAACTTGATAGTCAAAATAAAAATCAAGACTGGTTAGGGTTTTATGCGTATAATGATGTTGATCCGTTTGAAATTGACTGTGTAGCCATATACCCTTATCAGGTGCCAATCAATGTTGCAAAGCGTAGACTGGTATATGGTCAAGCAGTTTTGCCAACACAAGCAATTAACTCTTCTTATAATGGAACATCAGTTTTTATTGATTACCCATTTGCTGGTTACACAGCAAATTACTCTTATCCTAATTTTGCACAATGGTCACAAGGAAACTTTGACAATATTGCAACAACGTCATCATACTTGACTCTTCCAAATTATAGTTTGCCTGAAATAGTTACTGGAACAAAGTCACTAAATGATTTTTATCTAGATAATCAAGACATACAATCTGAAGATTATAAGTTTACAACTTTTCATCCAAACTCTGAATGGGACAATAATCACTCATATATTAATTTTAATTCTTTTAATGTTTTAAATGATGAGGTCCATGCTGTTTTTGGAATATTTAGTTCTGATAGTTTATCTTCAGAAGAAACACTGTTTAAGATTTATAATTCTGTAACTGGAAACTTTTTTGGTGTAAGAAAAAATAATGACCAGATATATTATTATCTTGTATATAATGGAATTGAAGAAGAAATATATACATCAGATGAAATCATTTCGGATGAAAAATTTTCAGTTGGTTTTATCATAGAAGATTTGGTTAATGTTTTTGGTGGAAATGTTTCAACATTTTTTGGAAATAGAAATGGTTTAAAACTTTATGTCGCAGGAGAAGATAATCCACAGTATTCTTTTACTGGAAAAATGTATTCTTTTGGTTTTTCTACAAAGTTTAACTCAAGAATAATTAAAGATCATTTTGATGATAATGGAATTGCTTTGCTATCTTCTTCTCAGGATTTACTTGATCATACAGCAAGTTATACCCTTGTTCCAATTGAAGAGTATGGTTCTTTTTATTTTGATATTTCTTCATACGGGTATTGGGAAGACTATCAACCATTATCATATTTTGGAAAAAATATTAAAAATAAAAATGGTACAGAATATTATGATTTAGATTTTTTACAGTTTAACATTGACTATCCATCAACATCAATAATTGGAGAACAACTTGTAGAGCCGTATCAGTTTTATGATACAGAAAACGCTTTTGTAAAAACATATATAACTTTTCAATACATAGAAAATGGGGCAAACGAACAACAGGACTATTTTATTTATGAAGAAAAGCCAAATATTGATGGAGTTATTGACATTGACCTATATCCAAATTGGCTAAGAACTAAGTTTGAAGTTATCAATGGAACACTTTTGTATCCAAGTAAAACTATTGATTTTAACGAACTTGCAATTGTTTATCATATTGAATTTTTTGTCCGTGGAACTATTAAGAAATCTTTGCAAATTAAAAAACTAGAAATTGCTTCTCAGTCTTTAAACGATAACTCATTTAATGAAATTGGCACAAAGTTTGGTGTTAAAATGTTTCCTTATAAAAAAACTGGATTGTATTATGACTATAAAACAAAAAACCCATTTAGTATTTATAAAGGAAGCAGTCCGTACCTTTATTTAACAAAAGATTCAGGAATAAAAATTCGTGGAACTTTTGATGCTGATGTAAGTCGTGGAGTTGCAATATCAATAAATGATTCAAAGTCTTCTTCTTATCAGATTAATGCTGCTCAACTTTGGATGAGGTATGACGGAGTATCATTTGACGATAACTCGTTAGAGTTATTTGACATAAGACATAAAAACGATACAATTAAGTTTTATTTTGTTGCAGACACCAATAAAAAAAATCGGGCAACAATATATGCAAAAAGTTTACTAACTGGAGAAGATGTTAGTGGAATTGCATATTATGTAAATGGTGTTTTAGTTAGAGAGCCAAAAATTGGTATTGGAGAGTGGCTATCCCTTGGTATTTCTTTTTCAAATTCTTTAAATTTTGACTCCTATACTGGAGCAATTAGTCTTAGTGGCCCCATGCTTTTTAACAATATTTCATACTATCAGGCAAACAGCCTTCAGCAACTTCAAAGGTATATATCAAGACCGTGGATTAGCGTTAAAAATGATGGAATCATTGATCTAGACTGGCAGTACTGGGTCAACGACTATGTATGGCAAGAGGTTCTTGTTATTTCTTCCTCAAATCTATATTCAACAAATCCAGACGATATTTATAAATCTTATGTAGGAACCAATAAGATTATTGTTGATGATCAAGAGGGAATTTTGTTTGATGATGACAAATTAAAGATATATACCGAGAAAAACTGGCAGTCCATAGTCAAAACCCCAGTGTAATGTGGTATACTGATGGTTATGGATTCATTAATTAACCCTGAAACTGGCGAACCACTAGTAAAAAATGTTCGCAGACAAGTAATTGAAAAGAAGTATAACTGGGGTCTATACGTATATAAGAAATCAAATGGTAAGTGGTTTACTGATGGTAGCGGAAACGTACTTAATATTGAATCTATGCGTAACGACCTTACAAAAATTGCAGAATTAAAGGCAGCAGCAAAGCACTATGGGGATGAGGGAGACGGTGAAGCCGTATTTGTACCTGGTCTTACAAGAATTACAGACGAAGAATATTCAGAGCAAATGGACAGAATGAAGTCTGGATTAATTCCATCAATGAATGATCTTGGTGCTTGGCATGCAGCACAACAAACTCTTAACAAGGCAGGCAAGGATCAGTTTGATGAGTAATAGCGATTATATTGAAGCAAGGCTTGGAACAAACGAAAAACAAGAGAGCCAGTTTAAGAATAGTGATCCTTTTAATAAGTCTTGGGACGAATTAAAAAATCTTGGGGGACTTGAAGATAACTTTAAACGTCGTATAACCAGACAAGTAAACAAGGCAATGACGCAAGAAGGTTATCTTGCTACAAATGGAAACATTGATCTTCTTAGTACCCCTTATCTTGATTCAGCAAATGCTGATCCTAAAGGACTTAAAGATTCTGGATCAAAGGCAATAAACCCTGGCTTAGTGTACCGAAATGGTTACGGACTATTTGATGTAATTACACCACCGTACAATATGTACGAACTTGCTAACTTTTATGATACTTCTTTTGCTAATCATGCTGCGATTGACGCAAAGGTAGAAAATGTTGTTGGTCTTGGTTACCGATTTGATGTAACAGATCGCACAATGATGAGTCTTGAAAATAATTCAGATCAAGCAGCAACCAGTCGTGCTCGTAATCGTATTGAACGAGCAAAGTTAGAACTTCGTGATTGGCTTGAGTCTTTAAACGATGATGATAGTTTTACACGTACAATGGAAAAAATCTATACAGATCTTCAGGCAACTGGAAACGGATATATGGAAATTGGAAGAACGGTAAGTGGGGAAATTGGATACTTAGGTCATATTCCATCAACTACAATGCGTGTTCGTCGTATCCGTGATGGATATGTTCAAATCATTGGACCAAAGGTTGTTTATTTCCGAAACTTTGGTGCTACAAACAGAAACCCATTAACAGCAGATAATCGTCCAAATGAAATTATTCACTTTAAAGATTATTCTCCATTAAACACATACTATGGAGTTCCAGATATTGTTGCAGCGCTTCCTTCACTTATTGGTGACCAACTTGCTTCACAATATAATATTGATTATTTTGAAAATAAAGCGGTACCAAGATATGTAATTACTCTTAAAGGCGCTAAGTTGTCTGCTGATGCTGAAGATAAAATGTTTAGATTCTTGCAGACAGGATTAAAGTCACAATCACATAGAACTTTGTACATACCACTTCCTGGAGATAATGATCAGTCAAAGGTTGAGTTTAAAATGGATCCTATTGAAAATGGTATTCAAGACGGTTCATTTAAAGAATATCGCAAGCAAAATCGTGATGATATTTTAATTGCACATCAGGTACCTATCTCTAAACTTGGTGGATCAGAATCAGGACTTGCAGCAGCACTCTCACAAGATAGAACCTTTAAAGAGCAAGTGTCTCGCCCAGAACAACAGCATCTTGAAAAAATTATTGGAAAAATAATTAAAGAAAGAACGGATATTCTTCAGTTTAAATTTAACGAACTTACTCTTACAGATGAGATCGCACAGTCTCAAATTCTTGAGCGATATGTTAAGAATCAGATTATGCTTCCTAATGAGGCACGTGAGATTTTAGATTTACCACAGGCTGAGCATGGAGACATTCCTCTACAGTTAACTCCAAGACAGGCAGCAGACTCAAGAGCAAATGGAAATCGTTCTAGAGATGCAGAAAGAACAAATAGCCAGTCAGATGGACCAGCAACAGTGTCTGGACGTAATCCGAAGGGTGAAGGCAGAGCGTCTCAATAGTTGAGAAATCTGCATAAACATTTGGTATAATGGAATACGATATGAACATAAATAAGGCTTTTTGGACCACTGATGGCGACAATGTTCGTCTATCAATGCCCTTTGGAAAAGTAGACGTAGAAAAGCGTATAGTCTCTGGATTTGCTTCTCTTGATAATCTTGACAAGCAATATGATATTGTAACAACAGAGGCTTCAATGAAGGCATTTGCAAAATTCCGTGGAAATATTCGTGAAATGCATCAGCCATCAGCCGTAGGAAAAATGATTTCTTTTAAAGAAGAAAAGTATTTTGATCCAGAAACAAAAAAGTTTTATAAAGGTGTTTATGTATCAACTTATATTTCAAAGGGTGCAGCAGATGCATGGGAAAAGGTTCTTGATGGAACCTATACTGGTTTTTCAATCGGGGGAAGAATGAATAAGTGGGACGATGCATATAATGAAGAATTAGAAAAATCAATTAGAATTATTAAAGACTACGATCTTGTAGAGTTAAGTCTTGTAGACTCACCAGCAAATCAGTTTGCAAGCATTATGTCTGTTGAAAAAGTTGACGGTGTAGATGTTATTAAGGGTGACCTAGCAGATGTAGTTGTAGAAAATGTTTTCTACGATGAAGAAACAGGAATTGTTCTAACATCTGATGAAGAAACATACGTTAGCCCAGTAAGTGGAAACGAAATGAAAAACATTGGTTTTGTAGAAAAAAATGACTCAGAAAAAGCAAACATGATAAAGTTCTTAGTTGATAGTGCTAAAGGCATTAATACTTCTAAGATTAACAAGGAGGTAAACCCTATGTCAGAAGATACAACAGCAGTAGTTGATGCACCAGTTGCAGAAGCAGAAGCAGTATCCGCAGAGGTCACTCCAGAGGCACAACCAACAGAAGCACCAGAAGCAGTCGTAGAAGCAGAAGCACCAGTTGCTGAAGCAGAAAAGTCTGATTCTGTTGTAGAAGATAGTGCTACATCTTCAGTAGAAGATGCAATTCAGACTCCTGAAGCACCAGCAGCAGAAGATGCTGCAAAGGCTGATGAAGTAATTGCAAATGCAATTGCAGAAATCAAGGAATCTGTTACTAATGCCTTTGGCGATCTAGCAGCAACAATTAAGTCACTTGGTGATGAAGTTGCTAATATGAAGAAGTCTCTTGATGCCACAACAACTGATGTAAATCAGATCAAGGGTACTTTTAATGAAATTGGAAAGAGAGTTGATTCCGTAGAAAAGGACACCGCTTTCCGCAAGTCTGGCGATCTAGGCGAGATCGTGCAGGAACTGGACTCAACTCCAGTTCAAAAATCCCTATGGGGCGGACGTTTCCTCAAATTCTCCGACCTATATAACTAACATAAAAATCACTAGGAGGTGAACAATATGTCAGAAGATATCGTAAAAAACTATCCAGGTACAACTGAAGGCCATGGCCACACAGGTGAAGGCGCAGTAGCATCTGGTTCTACCGCAGACGCAGCAGCCATTGTTAATGGTCGTGTCGGCGTTATGGGTAACATTGCTGGTGCAAACTACGGTGATGCTCAACTTGGTGTAAACCCAGTTGGAACACCAGGTGGTATCCTATTGCCTGAACAAGCACGTCGCTTCATTGATTATGTGTGGGATGCTACAGTTCTCGCTAAGGATGGACGTAGAGTTACTATGAGAGCCAACACAATGGAACTTGAAAAAGTTAACGTTGGTGAGCGTGTAATTCGTGCAGCAGCACAAGCAGACCCTACATTCACAAATGCAGGCGCAACTTTCTCAAAGGTTGAATTGACTACTAAGAAGATTCGTCTTGACTGGGAAGTATCAACAGAAGCACTAGAAGATAACGTAGAAGGTGGCGCTCTTGAAGACCATCTTGTTCGTTTGATGACTAACGCTTTTGCAAACGACATTGAAGATCTTGCAATTAATGGTACTGGAGCAGGCGGAGACGCTTTCCTTAACATTATGGAAGGTTTTGTTTCAAAGGTACAGGATGGAGACTCACACGAGTCTATCGTAACAGTTACTGATAATAACTGGACAACACCAGTACTTCAGGATATCATCCTTGCAATGCCACGTAAGTATCGTGCAATCAAGAACAATCTTAAGTTCTATGCTGGTACAGATGCATTCCAGGGAATCGTCAAGAACAACGGTACACTTGCTGATGCAATTGCAGAAGCATTTACACCACGTCTTGGTGGAACAGAAGCAATGCGTCAGTCATACTATGACGGCAATGCTCAGACATTTGGTGGAGCACGTACAACTCGTGTTCTCGGTGTTGAAGTTCAGGAAGTTCCTTACTACCCTGCAGGTTATGTAGATCTTACATTCCCTCAGAACCGTGTATGGGGATTCCAACGTGATATCACTGTAAACCGTTTCTACCAACCAAAGAAGGACACAATTGAGTACACAGTATTCGTCCGCTTTGGTATTCAGTGGGAAGAACTTGATGCAGTTGCATTCGCAACAGCAGCAGCAAACTCATAATCGCTGAAACAATTTATAGGGAGGGTAGCGTAAAAACTACCCTCCTTATTCAATTTTAGGAGCAATATGTCATATCCAGGAACACCACAGAATCACACACACGTTGCTGAAGGAGTTATTCAATCTTTAGGAACCCCTGGTGTTATTATTATGGGTCCAAGCGGTTTGCAAGTTAATACTTTGGGAACATCTGGGGCAACGCTTGGAGATACATCTGGACCAAATGCTGTAAATCCATCTGGAACACCAAATGGAATTCGTTTACCACTACAAAATAATTTTGGTAAAGGAAGAAGACGGCGCTAATTCTGGTATAATGACATAGGAGGAACTAATGTCTATTATTGAAGATTTGTCTAAAAAGACTGTTATGGAAATAAAGTCTTATGCAAAGAAGAACAATATTGACCTATTCGGGGTAAGCACAAAGGCTCACATGCTTGAAGTTATTGCTAGTTGGACACCAAAAGAAGAAACAGAAAAACTAACAAAAATAAAAGAAACAGCACCAGAGAAGGTAGCAATATTTTCAGAAAGAAACGTATTCTGGAATGGTGTTGGAGAAGTCGTAAAAGGCTATAATATTGTAAGCAAGGAGGTTTCCGAAAAGTGGCTAACTCATAAGTCGGTTCGCATTGCGACCCCACAAGAAGTAGCAAAACACTACGGTAAATAATAATGATAGTTCTAAGACTCCCACCATTTCCACTAGAAGTAAAGTATGATGTGCCAGAGGCAAATACAGAATATTTTTTATATATTGAAAACGATGATGAAACAGTGTCTGGATCAAACACGCTAACATCAAATTCAAACTCTCAAATTACTTATACTTTAACTGGAGATTTTGTAAAATATGACAACGATTACAATGTAACAATATATGAGTCAGTTGATGAAGAGCCAGGAAATCTTGTAGTTGAAGACATATTAACTGTAGTTAGGCCATATGTCAATCCTAATACACTAGGCACAACTGCTACAGAAATTGCAAATGCTTCATATAATGAAAGAATTGCCAGAGCAATTATTGACTCTGTGGTTGGAACTAGATTTACATTTGAGAAAAAAATACTTGAAACTGTAGGACAAGGAACAGACTACATGCCACTATGGAACTCTGCATATAAAATTAATCAAGTATATGAAAATGGAAAATTAGTTTTTGATATATCTGAAAATATTCCAGCACTTGATGGCTATAATTATTTAATAACAAAAGATACCACAGCAATAGTAAAAGTTGCTACAGACTCTTCATCGTCAGACTCTTTTAATCGTGCAGAAAGAAAACCATTAAAATATAGAGATGCAGGCTCAGACTCATTTTATGCATATGCTCCATATGAAAATTTTGACAATCTATGGACGAACACAAAAAATCCTTCAGTAAGTTTTCCAGAAGGATATGATTATATTTTTGTATATGAGGCAGGGTATAAAGTAATTCCTAATGATATACGTGAAGCAACATTAATGTTAATTGATGATATTGCTTGTGGCAAAATGGATCACTATAAGGCTTACGTTTCAGACTATAAAACAGATCAGTTTAGTTTAAAATATAATTCTTCAAAGTTTTCAGGTACTGGAAATATTTTAGTTGACACCATTTTAGATAAATATATAACAGATCTTCGTACGCCAGGGATATTGTAATGAGTAAGGTATGTGAAAATACCGACTTCATGTTTCCCATGCTTGCGGATGTTTATTACCCAATAGTTGACCAAGGCGCATATGGAAATGTAAAAAAGCAATGGATTCTTGATAGACAATTTGCATGTAATTTTGTTATAAAAGGAACCGCATCTTCTGATGAAGAAGTTAAGCCAAATGTAAATATAACAAAAGAAAGTATTCTAATAGGAAGATCAAAAACGGACATTAGAGTTTCTAGTCAAAAACAAATGAACTCATTAACTAATATAGTTGTAACAAACATTAAGACACATGATGAGCCTACTATATATTTAGAAACTTCAGGACCAAGATCAGGACATTCAACAATATATGAAATAGCATCCATAGAGCCAATTATAGGATTTTTAAATAAAATAGAATACTACAAGGTAATTTTAAGACGTTCCGAAAATCAGGCAACAGATATATGACAAAACTAATAATAAACACTAAACAATTAACTAAAGATATTAAAAATATTATTGATTATTCAGAAGGTTTTTTAGAAGGTGTGCAAAAGGGTAAAAAAAGATTTTTTGGAAATCTTGGAAAAATGCTTGTAGAGTCAGCAAAACAATTTGTTGATTCTAGCGCAAGACTTAACCCTTCAATGCTTCACCATGTTTATGAGTGGCAGCAAACTGGAAGCCCAAATGCAAGATTATTTAATCTTAATTATTTTGTTAATGACTATGGACTATCTTTTAATTATACATTCTCTCAATCATCAACAATTAAGGATGGATCAAACCAACCATTCTATGACAAGGCAAGAATTATGGAACAAGGAATCCCAGTTACTATTGCTCCCATAAGATCAGACGTTCTTGCGTTTGATTATAACGGAGAAGAAGTATTTACTAGAAATGAAGTTACAGTTAATAATCCTGGAGGAGATTTAGTTAAAGGATCATTTGAAAAAGTATATTCTGAATTTTTTACAAAATATTTTAGCCAAGCATTTTTAAAGACAAGCGGTATAATTGATTATTTAGAAAATCCAGTTTTGTACAAAACAAATTTTTCAAAAGGAAAAAATCGTGGAAGACAACTTGGATTACAGGTTGGATATAGTTGGATAGGAAATGCGGGAACACTAAATGGCTAATAACTCTTTATTAAATACACCAACACTATGGGTAAATAAATATCTTCAATCTAAATTAACTAATTTAATAGGCATTGGCGTACCATTTTTCCCTACAACTCCAAGTACAATTGATGATCTTACAGAGCAGTGGATTGTTGTTGATGACCAAAGATATGGATACTCTGGGGTTATGGCAACCTGGGATAGATTATTTAGAATGAATAAAAAAGGTTTTCCCCATATTAAGTGTGAGCAATTAATGTATTATTTTTATGGAACAACAGATGGAGTAACCGAAAAAATGGTGCAGGTACAGGAAGCCGTTTTACGACTTTTAGACAGAATGGATGAATCAGCACAGGAGGTCAATGATTGGTGCTCTAATCGCCAGGTAAACCTTGGTACAGCCACTGTGGAGGATCTTATAGACTGCCAGTTCTACTTCCATAATTTTAAGGTATACCAACTTGAAGAAGTAAGGGATATTATTGATTTTGGAACTGCTCGTACTTATGGCGGAAATAAAATTATTATTGAATTTGACTACCATAGCATAGGTGATATTTCTAACCCTGGCTGGAAGCCAGAAACTCCACCAGCACAAAAAATAACAATTTAAAAGGCTGTTATAATTAAACTTGAGGAAACAGCGCCAAACAACTTAATAACCCTATTTAGGAAAAAGAGGTGAAAATATGGCTAACTATAGTCGTGGTACATCAACTAACATTATCGTTGGTGCAGCAGCAGTATTTATTGCTGACACAACACTAACACCAGCAGACGTAACTGCTTTTGAGTCTTCAAAGACTTACAGAGATACACTTACAAATGATGCTGATTACACCAATGTTGGTTACACAATGAATGGTCTTGAACTGCAGTTCCAACCTGACTTCGGTGAAGTTAGAGTTGACCAGATTCTTGACGTTGCTAAACTTTACAAGCAGGGTATGCAGGTAAACCTTGCTACTGCTTTTGCTGAAGCAACACTAGAAAACCTTCTTCTTTCTTTGGCTTATAACGATGACGAACTTTCAGGAACAAAGTCAACTTCAAACGGAAGAGCATTGAATCTTTCCGCAGGAGATATCGGCGAATGTCCAGTTGAACGTGCTATCGTTGCAGTAGGCCCAGGAACAGGAGACTGCGTAGATTCTTCTTACGTAGAGCGTGTTTACACAGCATACCGTGCACTTTCTATTGAAAATGTTACAGTATCAGCAAAGCGTGACGAAGCATCTATGTTTGAGGTTTCATTCCGTCTTCTTCCAGAAGACACATCAGGTTCATATGGTAAGATCGTAGATCGTACCTGGACACCTGCTTCATAATTTAATAGATTATACGACAGGCCCATCTCTTCGGAGGTGGGCTTTGTTGTTTGGTATAATGAAATAATGGCTACTAGAATATATAATGTACAAAAAATAAAGTTAATTAATGGCAGAGAACTTGAACTTGGTCCATTAAAAATAAAATACCTAAGAGATTTTATGGATTGTTTCCATAAAGTTAATGAGTCAAGTACAGAAGATGAAGCCATATCTATTTTGGTTGAATGCGTAAGAATAGCAATGGAGCAGTATTGCCCAGAAATATCAACATCAACAGAACTTATTGAAGACAACATGGACCTTCCAACTGTATATAAAGTTTTAGATATTGCTGGTGGAATAGAAGTAAGTAGTAATTCAGAAGAAAATGTAAAAGATCAGGCAATAAAGTCAGATGAAAAAACATCATGGAAAGACCTAGATCTTGCTAAACTTGAGTCTGAAATTTTTACGTTGGGAATTTGGAAAGATTATGACCAATTAGAAAGAAATTTATCAATGCCTGAACTAGTAGCAACAATGTCTGCAATTAGAGAATTAAGTTATCAAGAAAAAAAGTTTATGGCAGCAATTCAAGGAGTAGATATTGATTCCCAGGCTGGAGAAACAAAGGGACAAAAAGAATGGGATGACCTAAAAGCAAGAGTATTTTCTAAAGGTGCTACAGATGATTCCAATGATGTTTTGGCACTGCAGGGAGTTAATGCACAAAAGGCTGGATTTGGTATTGGCTTAGGCTTAGATTATGAAGACCTAAAAGACCCTTCTGTTATGCTATAATTAACTTAACCTTATAGGAGGGGTAAAATAGATGAGCACTACCGTAAATGAAGAAAAAACAATCGTTTTGATTGACGGTACTAAGGTTAATATCAGACCACTAAAAATTTCTCTTCTTCGTGAATTTATGAAGAAGTTTGAAGGTCTGGCAAAGGTACAAGATAACAATGATAAGTCAATGACACTTCTTATTGAGTGTGTACAAATTGCTATGAAGCAGTATGCACCAGAGGTGGCGGGGGACATTGCAAAACTTGAGGACATTATTGATCTTCCAACCGTATATCAAATCATTGAAGCAGCATCAGGAATTAATCTAACTGAGTCTGCACTAATTGCACTTTCATCAGCGCAAAACGAATAATTAAATAGGAGGCTTACGGTTAATGGCAGGAGATACTAATACCAATATTTTTATAGGTATTGATACAACTCAAGCCATGGCACAACTTCGTGCCTTAGAAAAAGAGTTAACTGCCCTTAACCGTGCCATGATTACTGGCACCTCAACTGCTGCTCGTGAGCAAGGCAGATATGCCCAGTCATTAATGCACAACGTTAATGCAACTGGACTCTGGACTGCATCAACAATGAAGATGAGCAGTGCTACAGAACAGTTTGCTAATAGTCTTGATAAGGGAAAGTTATCTCTTAAAGAATATTACAGATATGGAATGGCTTCTACAAAAACTTTCGGTAAGTTTTTTGGTAGCGAATTTAGCACTGTAAGTAAGTTAATAGATAATCGTGTAAAAACACTTCAGCAGCAATATGTTCAGTTGGGTCGTGACGCTCAGGGCGCAATGAACTCAATGAGGTTTAGGCCAAAAACATTAAATTATAATGATTTAACTACTAGTTTAATGTTGGCTACTCAACGTCACCAAGTACTAAATAAACTTATTGATGATGGTTCAACAAAACTATTAAACTTTGGTAAGAATACCCAGTGGGCTGGTCGTCAGTTGATGGTTGGTTTTACAATACCATTAGCCATGTTTGCTGGATCAGCAATAAAAACATTTAAAGAACTTGAAACACAGGTTATTAGATTTAAAAAGGTATATGGAGATATATACACAGAAAGTGGTGAGTCTGCAAAAGCACTAAAAGACATTCGTGCACTTGCAAATGAATATACTGCTTATGGAGTTAAAGTTTCAGATACAATTAAAATGGCTGCTGATGCAGCAGCAATGGGTAACACTGGAGAAAATCTTAAAAACATTGTAAGGCAGACTACAGACCTAGCAGTTCTTGGTGGTATTACACAAGAGCAAGCACTTAATACAACAATATCTTTGCAAAATGCTTTTGATATTAGAGGGTCAGAACTTAAAAAAACAATTGACTTCTTGAATGCTACAGAAAACCAAACTGTATTAAGTTTGGAAGATGTTTCAGAGGCAATCCCAAGAGTTGCTCCAATCGTAAAAGCACTTGGTGGAGATGTTAAAGACTTAACATATTTTATGACTGCAATGAAAGAAGGTGGAATTTCTGCAGAACAAGGTGCTAACGCACTTAAGTCAGGTCTTGCATCTTTAATTAACCCAACAAAAGCAGCGACTAAAGCAGCAGGACAATATGGAATAAGTATTAAGGGTATAGTTGAAGCAAATCAAGGTAACTTAAGAAATACTGTAGTTGGTTTTGCAAATGCATTAAAGCCACTGACAGACTTGCAGAGAGCGCAAGTAGTTGAAAAGGTTTTTGGTAAGTATCAATTTGCAAGAATGAGTACACTTCTTAATAACCTTACAAAAGAAGGATCTCAGGCAGCCAGAGTTTTGCAACTAACAACAGCCAGCGCAGAAGAACTTGCAATACTTACAGAACGTGAAAAGAAAACCCAAGCAGATTCTGCAATGAATAAACTTGCACAGGCTGCTGAAAGACTTAAGGTTGCCATGGCTCCAATAGGAGAAATGTTTGCAAAAATGGTAATTCCTATTGCAGAGTTTTTCCAAAAAATTCTTGATAGATTTTCTACTTTGCCAGAAGGTGTTAAAAAGTTTGCAGGGCTAATGATCACTGCAATAGGTGGCATTGGCCCAGTTCTCTTGATGACCGTAGGTCTTGTTGCCAACGGTATTGCAAATATGCTAAAACTGTTTAACTTAATGCGTAAGGGTTATCAGCAACTTGCATATGGATCACAGGATGTTGCACTAAAAACACAATACTTATCACAAGAAGAACTAGAAAATGCATCTATAACCAATGCACTTTATACAAAGCATGAAGCACTATCTGCAGCATATAGATTAGAGGCACAGTCACTTGGTGCATTGATGTCAGTATATCGTCAAGCAAATACATCAATGAGTTCATTTGCAGCAAACAACAGTGGGCTATTTGTTCCAAGAGGAATTGCTCCAAAACGATTTGCAAAAGGAACAGAAAGTGTTCCAGGACCAAGAGGAGCAGGAGATATTGTTCCAGCGATGTTGTCACCTGGAGAATCAGTCATTCCAGCAAAACAAACCGCTAAGTATGGTGGTTTTATTTCTCAAATTATTAGTGATAATGTTCCAGGATTTGCAAGTGGACCAGGATTCTGGACACCACCAAAGGTAACTGGTTCTGCAATATTTGGTCCTGCAGCAAAAGTTTTTGAACCAAAAATAGATTTAACTTCTCCAGGTTCTGTTAGGGCATTAGGAGTTACTAGGTTTAAACCTCTTCCTGGTGGAGATATTGCACAGGTTATGCCAAGATCAAATGTTTCGTCAATGACACCGTTTTTCTTTAGACCAAATGCAAAAGATCCAAAGTTAACTGATGTTTTCTTTAATGGAGATTTGTTGTTTACCAGAAAGTTTAATTCTGTAAAAGACCAAGCAAAATATAATGAAAACTATGGTAAGTTCAAAGCAAAGAACACAAATAATAGTGATGAAATTTTGCTAAGAAATGTAACAGACTTACTTTCAAGAAAAAATGCACAAGATCTAACAGCAAGTAAAATTTTTAGTTCAACTCTTGGTGGAAAAAGAACTAGTGCTGTTTCTTCAGCAGCAAAATCACGCAGAACACGATATATTCAAAAGAAAGAATTCTTAGCATTACAGAAATACTTTAAGGAAGAAGAAGAGTATATTAGAAATAATCCATCAATGACTATGGATGATTTAGTTAAACTTACTGCTCCTGCTGCAAAAATTGAAGGAAGAAGACTTAAAGATATTCTTGCAGAAAAACAAGATAGAGGAATGTTTAGACTTTCTCCAGCACTAAGCCATGGAGAAGCAGCAAAAACTAATAAAAGAAGTGCAGATCAAGATGTAGCATCTAATCTTTTTGAAGATACAAACCAAATGAATCTTGTGTATCTTTATAATGGAAATAGAACACACATCTCTACTAGAAGAGAAGCAGAGTCATTTCTTCAAGAATTAAGATCAAAAAAGAATCCAAATTCTTTTGATAAGTATGGAATGCTTGCTTTAGAAAAAAGAATTAGAGATGGTTTTTATGAAAAGTATAAGACAAGGCAAGATGAATTGCTTATGCTTTCTAATGGAATTTTGTCAGTTCCTGGTCCAAAGGGAGCGGGAGACATTCAGCCTGCAATGCTTGCTCCTGGTGAAGCGGTAATTCCTGCAAAGCAAAGTAAAAAATATAGCGGTCTTATATCTGGAATTATGTCAAACCAAATACCTGGTTTTGAAAATGGTCCTGGGTTTGGTGTTCCAGCATCATTAAGGCCAGGCGGTAAATATACTGACGATTGGGGAGACCCAATAAGCCCAACATCTTCTTCAAATGATAGAGTTGGAAGAGCAATTGACAAATTCTTTGATAAACCAAGAGTTAAAAAACTTGGGGATAGAATTGATAGATTTGCTTCACAGTTAAACAAAACAACACCAAAAGTTGCTCAACTTGGACAAACAGCAACACAAACAACAAAAGATTTTGGAACTGACAAGACAAGAGGTTTTAGAGGATTTATGACTGGGTATTCCAGGGTACCTCAAGTAGATGAAACTGGAGCCAGATTAACTGCAGCACAAAGAACAAATGCAAGACAGGCAATGCGTATGGAGCGAAGTCAAAGAATGATGGGTGTCGGTATGGCAGCCATGATGGTTCCTATGGTAGCAGGAGCATATGCAGCAAAGAATCCAGATAGTGGTGTTGCACAAAACATGGATAAGATAATGATGCTTTCTATGCTTCCTATGCTTCTTCCATTAATTAATAGCCCTATTAAAATTTTAGCAACATCGTTGATTGGTCTTTCAGCAGTATTTAAAATGCAATCAAGTCAAATTAAACAGTCGTTAGTTGATGGTGAAAAACAAGCAAAAGCAATGGTAATGACTACAGAAAATCTTGAGGCTTTAGGACGATATACTCAAAAGGTTTCTGTGGGACAAGTAGCAGCAGCACAAAGAGAAGGAAGAACAAAGGAAATTACCCCAGTCTCAATGGACTATGGAACTAATTTCTTAAACTCTGAAGCAGGAAAACAATTTAAGGCAAATTTTGATAGCACAATAAAAACTCTTGGAGAATCTGGAACTGCTCAAGCAGCAAGCATAGTAGCCTCACAATTAGCAACGGCAGTACAACAGGGTGTAATAACCCCAGAACAGGCTCAATCAATTGCAATTAAACTAACAAGAGATCTAAAAGATGCAAGACTAGAGATGAATGTGCGTGGCAAATTAACAGAAATTCTAGGACCTAATGGAGAAAACCTAGTAACAGATCCATTGTCTGTTCAGGTAAAACTTATTTCAGAAGGAAAAACTTTACAAGAAGCAATATTCTTAAATTATCAAAAAGCAATTACAGATGTAAATAAGGGAATTGGCCCAGACATTAAACTGAATCCGTTAAAGGGTGTTGGAGGAAATCGTGCTAATGAACAACCAGGCGGTGCAATACTTGGTAATCCAATAAACTGGAGCGAAACTGCACAAATGCAAGGTTTGGCAGCAACTGTTGGAAGTGCAAGTTTTATAAAGATTTTAAATACAGTTAGAACTGCAAGAGCAGCAACTGCTGCAGCAACTGCTGGAACAGCAGCAGCAACCGCAGGAACAGCAGGAGCAGCATCACCTGCACTGATCGCAGCAGCAGGATCACTTGCCATAACAAGCACAGCAGAGTGGCTATTAAGAAAGTGGCAACAGGGAGAAGAAAAGAAGTTTATTGCAAAGAATGCAGGAACTCTTGCTGGAATAGTAACCCAAAATATATTGGCTGGACAGCAAGGAATTGATGCAGTAACAAAAGAATATGATGTTGCCCTTGCAAATCTTGAAGTAAAGAAAAAACTTGCAAAAACAGAAGCAGAAAGAGCAGCAGTTGAAGTAGAAATTACAAGAATTGAAGGCAAAAAGGCTTCAGCGCTTGCAACACTAAGAGCAAGCCAAGCAGCACAAGCAAAAACTGCTGCAGACTATATTGACCAAATAGGAACACAAGAAGGCAAAAATAAATATGCTGGAGCATTTAAGCAGCAACTATTGAATAAGTTTAAGGATGATCCATACCAAAAGGCTCAAGCAGAATCACTCACAAAACAACTAGAAGGAACAACTGCAAAAGCACAAATTGAAATAATGACTTTAGTTAATTCTGATCAAATGACAGTGACTCAGGCAAAAGCATTAACAACAACACTTCTTGCTACAGGCGAAAAGAATATTGATAGAACAATTAATACAATACTAAATGTTCAAGGAACAGAAGGCTTAGGAAGACTTGCAACTATTTTGGAATTTATTCCAAATGTAAATAATCAAAAAAATATTCTTTTTGCAATTAAGAATTTAGATGAAGCATCTGCCAACGATATATATTCTGGACTTGAAGAACTTATAAAGATTCCAGATTACATAGGAATTGAAATAGATCTTGAAACACAGAAAGATGATATTCCTACATTAAAGAGACTTGGAAAAGAAGTTGGTTCTTTAAAGAAGGCTTTTCCTAATGGAAAAATTGACCTTAAGGCTTTAGTAGATTTACAACAAAAGTCTGGTGGACCAGGAAATAATCTAACTCTTGATAAAGCAATTGAAAGTTGGACAACTCTTTCTAAACTTCCTAAAG